TATGCAGGGATTGGCTACACTTACGATGAGGAGAGAGATGCTTTCATACCTCCTCAACCTTATCCTAGCTGGACACTAAACGAAAACACCTGTTTATGGGACGCACCTGTACCCTATCCAGAAGAAGGCGTACATGAGTGGGATGAAGACAATCAAGAGTGGGTAGAATTATCATGGACAGAGTAAAACAATTCTGGCGTAGCCGTAGCAACAGATGGCAAGTCTTTGGTGTAACCTTAGCGGCTCTACAAGTCTACGTCCTACAGCTTAACCTATCCGCTGAGACTATTATGTTAGCTAGTATCTTATTTGGAATGGGTGGTATCTTCTTTCGTTATCAAACAACACAAGCAATGTCAGAGAAATAAAAGGAAGTTATTATGCTTGACGAACAATCGAAAGACACACTTGACGTAATTGCCGCATCTACAGGCATACTTTCTTTGGCCGCTTGGTTACCGCCTATGGCTAGTATATTTACTATTATCTGGTTGGGTATTAGGATATACGAATCTAAAACAGTACAAGAGATAGTTAATAGAAAATCAAAATGATAAAACTTCATAGTCTACCTGACCTCATTGCCGGGATTTTTAAACCCGCAGCAGAGCTAATCGATGAGCTTCACACATCGGACGATGAAAGGCTACAAGCCAGAAGCCATCTTCTTGACGTTCAGGCAGCAGCTATGCAGAGAGTTTTTGACTACGAGAAAGAAATGATTAAGGGCCAACACGCTATTGTTACCGCAGAGGCATCAAGCACAAACTGGCTTGCCGCGAGTTGGAGGCCGATCACCATGCTGACGTTTCTTGCGTTAGTTGTTGGCGATACCTTTGGGTTGTTTGCAACCCCCTTAAGAGACGAGGCTTGGGGATTGCTTCAGCTAGGTTTAGGCGGTTATGTGGTGGGCAGAAGTGGCGAGAAGATAGCCAAGGTTTTAAAGCAATAAACCGTATATTTGGATAAACTTACAACATACTGTAGAATATACAACTATGACTCGTGACGATGCTTGGATTGGTGTTGCCGGAGAGTTTCTTGCCGCAAGCGTGCTGCAACGTCGATTTAAGACGATAGCAACTGCATCTTCATCAAGCCCTTATGACCTTATAGCAGAGAATTACTCGGGTATTTTTTATAAGTGCCAAGTTAAGTCAACGTGGTACGTGCAAGAAGTTAACAATAGTTTTTATTGGCAATGGCAACCATCAAGATCAAATAAAAAGAGCTACGAAAGTAGTGACGTTGATTTTTTTGCGTTTGTAGCTCTGCCAATACGAGCCGTGTATTTTGCAGTTACGCCCGATGTAAAAAACACTGTTTTTAGAATTAGAAAAGATTCTTTAGATGTTTCGGTTGAAGACCAGTCTTTAGAAAAGGTAATTAAAAATCTACATGAGTGATTACAAATATTTTTCATTAGACGAGTTTGTTTGCTCAGAAACAGGTGAGCAAGATATGTGCCCAGAGTTTTTAAAGGCGCTTTCTCACCTCCGTCAGATTTGTGATTTTCCATTTGTGATTACATCAGGTTTTAGAAGTAAAAATCACAGCGTTGAAAAAGCAAAAAAAACACCGGGCACTCACAGTCAAGGGATTGCTGCTGACATAAAAGTGTCTGGAGGACAGCAAAGACTTGCAATAGTAAAACACGCAGCCGCAATGGGAATGTCAGTCGGCGTGGCTAAATCTTTTGTGCATGTGGATACTCGAAGGACTCCAGCGATGTGCTGGTGCTATTAAAAACAAACAAAGTAGGCAAACCAAATGGGTCTCGAAGCAAATACTAGTTCAACATATATTAACGGGTTAGTCGGTACAAATCCCACAACTTCTGATCCGCTCAGTGAAGGTGACAACCACTTACGTCTTATCAAGGACGTTTTGCAACGATCTTTCCCCGCCATAACAGGTGCGGTGTCTGTCTCCCACACAGAAATTAACACTGGTATAACTGACGTATTTAGCGCCACTAATGCTGCAACGCCGTCTAGCCTAGTAAAGCGTGCCAGTGATGGCAGCTTTGCAGCTTCCGTAATTAACTCTAACCTTGTTGGTAATGTAATTGGTGATGTGCAGGGAGATGTGTACGCGGGTAATGGCGTTACTAAAATTGTAGACAACGGCACTGACGGCACGGACGCACTCTTTATCGGAAATGCTACAACAGCATTATCTATAGAAATTGATGGTGCGTCAGGCGATCAAGAACACCGAATGATATTTGGTGAAAACAATGATGGTAGTAACGCGCGAGAGTATCTGTACAAAGATTCAGAAGCCAACTTTACCTACAACCCGTCCACTAACACATTAACCGCTGGCACGTTTAATGGCGATGTTGCAATGTCAAACGTGACAGGGTTGGAAGCGGCATTAGCTTCGGCAGTAACATCGTCACTTTTAGCCGCTTGGCCTATTGGCTCAATTTACACATCTATTGCAGCAACTAACCCAAGCACCTTGTTTGGCGGTAACTGGGAGGCCTTTGGTGCTGGACGGGTAATGGTGGGTCTTGATTCAGGCGATACTGACTTTGATACTGTCGAAGAGACCGGTGGCGCTAAGACACACCAATTAACAATTGCGGAGATGCCAGCTCACAGCCACACATACACACTAGAAAACACGCGTGGGTCTGGTAGTCCCGGAGCTGAAGACGGAGATTCAAGCTTTAGCACACCAAACACAAGCACAGTAGGCAGTGGCGATGCTCACAACAACGTACAGCCGTATATCGTCGTTTATATGTTTAAGAGAATTGCAGATTAATGGCTTTTATTCCGCTTAGAAATATTGGCGCTGGCGGCATAGTAAGCGACCAAGACCCTTACGACCTTGAGCTTACACAGTTTCCTGTTGGCAACAACGTCAGTTTTCACGAGGGGCGCATCGGTAAATCTTTAGGCTATAGTTTAAAATTTAACACAACTTACGCGCCAACTCACGTTCAAGGGTGGATGACGGATTCTGCTAATTTAATTATTGTCGGAACTTTAAACAAAATTTTTAAGTACGATGGCTCTGCGCTGACAAATGTATCGAAGACATCGGATGCATTTAACTACACCAACAGCCCTCGTTGGCAGTCGGCGCAATTGGGTACTGCCGTAATGATTAATAACGGCTCTGACGTTCCGCAATTTATGCAACCCGATCAAAATAGATTTCAAGACCTTACAGCGTGGCCTTCCGGCGTTTTCACACAATGTTTAAAACCTTATAAGTCGTTTCTCATTATGGCTGGTTATGAGGGGTCAAGTACAAAACACCCGTTTACCGTCCGATGGTCTGATGAGTATGAGCCAACTGGCGTACCGTTAGACTATTCAATAACCAGCACAACAAATTTAGCTGGAGAGAATACGCTCGGCGGTAACAATGGCGATCTTATTGACCAACTAACGCTAAATAACTCGCAAATAATATATGCCGAACGCGGTGTGTTTGCGATGGATTTTATCGGCGCACCGCTTGTGTTCTCATTCCGAGAGGTTTTTAGCGATGACGGAATTATAAATAGAGGTGCTTGCGCGTCGTTTATGGGCAAGCATCTAGTGGTTGGTAACAATGACATTTATGTACACGACGGCAATCAAAAGCAAAGCATTGCCGAGAAGCGTGTAAGAAAAAGCTTTTTTAACGCATTGGCTGACACTCGCAGCGTTTACTGTCAAACGGTAAACGACAGGTCTGAAATTCTAATTTGTTACGCTGATGTCAACGCGTCTGACTCGCAGACTGCGAACAGGGCGCTTGTCTACAATTGGGAGCAAAATGCCTTCACGTTTAGAGATTTGCCCGATCTTCGATCTTTAACAGTGTCCGATAAAGTTGGCGTTACACAAGGAGAGTGGGACACAGTAGTCGGCACTTGGAGTAACACAACTAGCTATTGGGCTAACGTGTCGCAAGACTCAGACGCAAAAGCTTTAAAGCTTATTGGCGCAGGGTACTCAAACTCAAAAGTTTACACGATGAACGACACTTACGCTGCAAATGACACAAATATCATTGCTACGTTAGAGGCAACAAAAATAGATCTTGATCAAGTCTTAGGAAAAGCAACAAACACTATTAAAAAAATTAACGGAATATTACCTCAAATAGAAGGTCAGGGAACTGTTGAGATCAGCGTCGGTTCAAGTATGTCGCCACAGGATGGTGTTTCTTGGGGTGAGCCTCAAACCTATAACATAGAATCGTCTTATAAAATTGACGTTAGGTCGTCTGGTCGATATTTAGCGTTAAAGGTAGAAAGCAATAGCGCGTCTGATTACTGGCGACTAACCGGGCTAGATATTGATGTTAGTGAGGTGGCGGCACGATGAGTTATGTGCCAACAACCTCATCGGCTCAGAGCTTGCCAGATTTTAAAAACTGGATAGCCGGTGAGCTTGTGAGGATTTCAAACAGTTTTACAACATCAAAACAAACTTTAAACATACC